GCTTCAACACCATATAGACTAAGTGTTCCTGTAAAAACTGAAGCGATAAAGGTTGGATCTATTTTGTTTTGCTGCCACCCCGGAATTGTTATGTAATTTAAAGTTAAAATAAAACCACTCCAAATTAAAACACCTAACCGAACAAAATTAGTAAAGATCGCAAGCTGTTCTTCCTTATCAGTTATGTTGTCTTTAAGTTTTTGTAATGGTCCTTTCTTAGTTTCTTCTGTCATAAATTACATTTATTAGCAATAATAAGCATAATTATATATTAAAGCAATGTCTGAGATCTATCCTGTATTAATCGGAGTTGCAGCAACGGCTTTCGTGATGGTTTTGTCTAATGTCAGTAGAAGAAGAGAAAAAGATATTATCGAATTATTTCGCAGAGTAAATCAACTCGAAAAAGATGTGTGCAGGTTAGAAGGTCAGAATCGTTAATGTTTGGTATGTTTGAAAAAGAACACATAAACAAATTATGTCCAAAATACTTAAACCTCTATTAGTAAAATTACTTTCCTCGACTTCATGGCGAAAATTAGTAATTCTATTATTAGAAGAGGCAGTGAAACTCACAGATAATGATATTGATGACGAGGTAGTTCAATTGGTAAAAGCTAAATTATTTCCAGTGAAATGACTAACAAAAGTTTTTTTGATATAGAGTTTGAAAATCCACCTCCAGAATTAGAACTTTCCGTTGAAATGAGGTGCAGAGAAGTTATGAATAGTGATGACTTTGATAACGTAAAAAGATATTGCACTCATTTAATTAGATACCAAATGAGACAAGATGTATTTTTATGTGGAATGTTAGGACGATTGGCAGAACTTGAAGCATTAATGACTATAAAAGAAATGCGTAAAGAAAAACTAAAGAAAAAGAAAACTATTGGCCGTCAGATAAAAAAGTTTTTTCATATTCCTTAATTTCACTTGGTTCAAAGTCTTTTACTTGTAAAGTTGGTAATTTGTTAATTTCATAGTTATGCTTTACAATAGCAGTCCTTATATGGTCATTAATCCAATCCCCATCATGCATTGTAAGGTCTGCTCTTGAATCTTTAGTTATATATATTTTATGATCTACTCCGCGAAGTTGTATATCAAGAAGTTTTTTTACTAAATTTTTTCTTCTTATTTGTTTTAACTTTTCAAGTTTATTTTCTGAAGAAGTTTCTTTACGTTTCATTTTAGTTCTAAAGTTATATCAATCCAAGTTGGTTGTGGTTTTGTTCCAGGTATTTGATTATAAAAAGGATTATTAATATATTCATAAGTTTTTTTTCCATCATAAAAAATTCTTCCTATATATGGATTTTCAGGAAATTTAGTTTTTTTCATATAATTAAATTACTATATTAATTTTATTGCCTAATTCATTCATAATTATTTTAATATCTTCTTTATTAAGATTTCTAAAAACTTCATATTTTAAAACTCTTTTTTCTTTAAACATTTTATGTAATTTTCTTTCTAATGTTTTAAAGTCACTTCTACGTGGACTGACTGCTAGTATTTTATCTGGACATTGTTCTTTAATTCTTACTTTAATTCTAGTAGCTGTAGCTCTACCAATTTTATGATAACCTTGACTTTCAACAAAATAAACATGGCCTAATTCTCTACGATTTTTTTGTCCTTTATAATTTTTTGGAGGAGTCCAGGCATTTTCCCACCCTTGCTCAAGTGCTTCATCTTGCCAAACTTTTCTTCCACGAACATATTTAACAAAACCTTTTTTAATAAGCCATAATTCAGCTTCAAAATCGCTATCAATTTTATATTGAACTTTTCCATTTATTGTATATTTAGTTTTAGTAAAACATAAACCATATTTTTTATATATTTCTTCTTCACTCATACCGAAAAACTTTTCATGTTCAGTTCTGGTATCTTTTTTATAAGAACTAGAATAGGTGCAAATTATATTATTTCCAGTAGTATTTACTGTTTCTTTTGTATTAAAAGAAATATTGGGTACAGTTAATCTATTCATTTGAATTAAATTTAGTTTTTAAATATTCAATTTCAATAGCTTTTTTATTTTGTAAATAATCATTTTCAGTCATAGTTGATTCTATTAACCAACGATCATTTAATCGTGACATAGCCATTTCATATTCTTTTTGATTCAAAATGGTATATCCTCTGATTCGTGTAATTCAATTTTTCTAGGGTTTATAGTACCAAAGCATGAATCTTCATCTTCTTCAAAAGTACTTTTTCTACCCATTCCGTTAATAAAAATCCCTTCTACTTCTTCAGACTGACCAGTTTCCATATTACGTACTTTTCCAGTTTTCCAATCACCCTCACTTTTTGCATTTTGTAAATGAGTACACCATTCATCTATAGAACTTTTTGGAACAAAAATTCTTAATTGTTTAGGAAATTTTTCTTTACTGTTTGGATAAGGATTATCTCTTACTGAAAAATTTACTGGAATTGAAAGTGCAGGGTCAAATTGTTTGTAAGCCATAATTTAAAAAGAATTAATTGGAGTAATGTTGTTAGTTTCTTCCCAAGCTAAAACTTGATGAAGTTCATATCTGACTCGAGGATCACCTATAGCCAAATGATTTTTTTTTAATTCGTACCATATAGGACCGGTTTTTTTTCCGGCTTTAGTTTTATCCCTCCAACTTTTAATTGTTGAAGGTTTTAAACCATATCTATAAGCTAAATCTTTAGTAGTTAAATATAATTTATCAGTCATTATTTTGTTAATTCAGTATATTTTTTTTCTAATAAATCTAATAATTTACGATATTCAGCATCATTAATTTTTCCCTCATTTAATCTATCTCCTATGCTGTTACTCATTGAATCAAGTTTATTTAATACAGTACATTGAGTAATAGCATCTTGAGCTAAAACAAAAGTAGTAGATTTTTGACTTATAGGTGCTTTTAACTCTTCTTTTTTAGCTTTTTCTTTTTTAGGCTTTTCTTCTTCTATTTCCATATTATTATCCATATCAGTTTCAAGACCAAGAATTAATTTAATACTGTATCTTCTTTGATAGGTTACAGAACCACCCCAAACATGAGCTTCATTTTTCTTTTGTAAATCTCGTGGAGGTAAAAATAAAGGTAATTCACTTACTTCTTCATGTCCTTTTTCGTGAACTAATTTAGTTTTAACTAAAGTTTCACCTGTTGGCGTATAACCAAAAAGTTGAGATAAATGAAAACCATTATTATGTAAAACAGGTTGTATTAAAGAAAGCATTTGCTCAAGTGGTAAATAATCATACCCAAATGCACCTTGATTAACATGTTTAGATTTTCCTAAAGTTGGAAATTCTTTTTGTGCTTTTTGTAATGCTTTAATAAAAGCTATTTTTGAATTAGTTTCAGTCATTTTTTAAATGCCCAATAAGGTATGCTAATTGTTTTTATTCCTTCATTTGGTTCGTTATAGCCAGGCCAAATTCCGGATTTTACATAAGACTTTATTCTTTTTAACGATTCTTTTTGTAAACGTAAACCTTCTTCAATAGTTTCAGAGTCTAGTTCATATATACCAATATTAAATGGATAAACTTTTTCAATAGCTACAAAAACAAATTTATTTAAATTTATGCCTTCACAATAATGTGCGCATTGTACGTGATATAAAAAATTTGCTACTGCACGTGAAAAATTATCTTGATGGGCTCCTCCTTCAGCTGTGGTTTTTAAATCAATAATAGTATCACCATTAATCCAATCAGCTCTACATTTAAGAGGTAAATTAGTTTCTTCGTGATCCCAAAAAAAACTTTGTTCTGGTGCACCTTTTGAAAAAAGTTCCGAAGCTATTGGGTGATTTGCTACTGCATCACAAATATCATTACAAAGAACTTTTTCTTCAAATGAAATAGCTTCAATACCTTTTTTTTCTAATTCAATAATTTTTTCCTTACCTTCTTTAGTTCTTTTGTTTTCAATAACTTGATAACAAGAGCTAAATTCAGTGGGTTCTAAAACCGCTTTATGAAGCATTGAACCTAATTTAAGTGCAGTTGTTGGTGGTTTAGGCCTTGTATTAGGATTATGTTTTTGATCCCATAAAGTAAAACCATTAGTTTTTATTTCTAGCTTTATATCGCTAGCAGAATAATCACTTGATGATCTATATAATTTTTCATTAATAAAATCATCTTTAAATAAAGCATTAGTCATGCATAAACCTCAATTTTTTTTGTTTTTAGACCTTGCACATAAACTTTAGTAAGTTCATCACAAGGAAAATCTATACTTATAAGTTGTCTATAAATTTGAAATAATTCAATTAGAGATTCTTGTGATAATTCATCTAAAGCAATCCATTCTTCTATTACAGAATCATTAAGTGAATCTTCTTCTCCATTAGGAAAAATAGGAACAGACATAAAAAAATTATTACTTAAATAAAAATACTGATTTTTTAATTGGTCTGTAGTACCTCGTAAAGCATTAACAGTTTTCATTTTGATAAATATTCACAAGCTGTTTGTATTCCATTAGCACAATGAATTTCAGTGCTTTTATCTAAAGAAGATGAAATGGAAGTAAAAAGCAGCCCTGAGGCTGCTAATAGCATTAATAAATTCTGCATTATTTTAAAGAATTAAGATTACATGTTTCAAACCACATATCTCTTTCAATAGGTAGTTTTAAAGGACCTCTACATTTTTGTATTTCATCAATTGTGAAATAGCCAAACTCTTTAGCAAATCCTTCAACTAAGCCCCAACACATACCATTTTCAGGATTGTATTCAGCAACATACCAAGTCCAATTTGAATCAGGTGTAAACCATTTAACAATAGCTTGGGGTTCCTCTTTAGATTTAATTGAATGACCGAGAGGAG